ATCGTTACGAAGCTGCGTGTCAAGTTGCGTTTGCGCAGCGCCCACAAGGCGGTTAACTTCGCTGGGCTGTAGCGGCTTGCCATACGGGTCGGTTAACCGGCTCAACGCCTCAGCAAGATCCGTTGGCTCCATACTACCTTTGGCGGCAACGTAATCGCTGACAAGACTTGTGGCGGCTTGGTTAAGCTGATTGAGCGCAATCTGCTCATCTTCGCTGGGGTTAGACGAGAGCGCAGAAAGCCCTAGCGGCGAAGCATTGGCCTCAAGAAACGCAGCGCGATCTTGCGGTGACTGCGCCGTTACGCCAGTGCCTGATAGACCGCTTTGCAAGCCCACCTGAGCCAGTGAAGTCAGCGCTGCCAACTCATTACCCTGTATGGCCTGCAGACCTGCCGTGACGAGCTTTGCTGCAGAGGCTTTATCAAGACCTGTTTCTGCTGCTAAAGCATCAGTCGCAAAACTTGTTCCAACACTTGTGGCTAATGCTGCGGGGTCGAGTTTCCCTGTTGTGATTAATTGTGTGACGGCGCTTTTGCCAGCGCTTGCTAATTCCGCAGGCAACATAGAACTAACTTGCGCACCTGCAAACCCGGCTCCTGCGCTTAGTACCGCCCCTTTTAACGCATCAATTGGGTCTGCACCTGCAGCAACCTGAAGGCCAAAGTTCAACACACCTGAGCCTAAAGCACCCGCAGCGGCACCTGTGGCTCCTAAAGCACTTCCTATAGCTGATCCAACCCCAGGCAATGCTAAGCCAAGAATCAAACCAGTTACAGGATTGGTCAAAAAACTTTTCCATAACCCAGGACCTTCGACGCCAATTTCTTGCGTTATTTTCCCTGTTACTGGGTCAAGCATATCGTAACGGGTTTGCTTTGAGCCTAAGCCTGATTGATTGTCTGATATGCGAACCAAAGTGCTACCATCACCTGCGACAGTATAATCTTTGCCACCAATATTTACGGTGTTGTATCCAGTGTCTAAACCTCCCTCGGTCCCAACGGTATAACGAGCATCCTCGATAGCGCGTTGTGCAGGCGTCAGTGCTGCGCGACGGTCTTGCTCTGCTTGCCAGTCGGTTAATTGTTGAGCGGCAGTTTTTACAACCGTTCCGCTGTCTTCTTGAAACCCATACTGATCAGTAAAGGTTGGAATCTCTACATTGTTATAGACCTGATCAGCAGACAGCAATTTATGCTTACCAGTAAGAGGATCAAATACATACTGACCCGCATTGGGGTCTGCCGTATATCGATATTCATCTGCGTTATTGATTGTTGACAACGCGCCTGTGGTCGACGTTGCAGTTGTGTCAGTGCTTACTGGTAGCGCACCACTTGTATCAGACACCGCTGTAGATGATGCGCCGCCAGACTGATCGCTTACCGAAGGGTAAAGTTCTTGAAGCGTTTTTCCAGTAGCGCGTTGAACATCTGCTTCAGTTACACCATGACGCACCATTGCCGCTACGGTGTCGAATTCGCTTGGATTATTGGCAAACCAGTCTACGATAGCTTGATCTGAAACCGCCGCTGGAACTTCAACTACAGGTTCTAAAGCCGCTACGGATTCAAAAGCACCACCACCTGATGGAGTTAGAGATACGTCAGCCGTTGGCGTAAAGACAGGGCCAGTATCATAAACGGGTTCAGTGTAAACAGGCTCAGTATAAACAGGCTGCGGAGTAACAGGCTCGGGGGTATAAACAGGCTGCGGAGTAACTGATGCCAACGCACCGGGCCTGACCCCTGTGACAGCTTCGGTTTCTATTGGTTCATTGTAAACAGACTGCGAGGCTTGATAATCTGCGTAGCTAGGTTGGGGTGCAGTTTCCAAAGGTCCCGAATTGATATTATCCGTATACGATATAGGACCCTGGCTTGCAAGAGCTGTATCAAGGTCAATGCCGTAGTTTTGCATAGCGGCATTGACCAAAGTCTCATGACTATAGCCTTGGCTTGTCAAATCATTGTACAGTGCGCGTAGGTCTTCGGGCGTGATAGTCAATGCCATGTTAGTTTGTCCTCGGGTTTACAGCACCGACCACCGCCATCGCCCACTCTTGCCAGTCGTCAAACTGATAAGGATCAGGGATGGCTTCGTTGGCAAACACATCGATTGCTTTGAGCCCAGCAGCCCAAGACTGCCACTCAATGTCGAGAATAGGCACTTGCAGCTGGTTTGAGGCGTAAAGCTCACACATGAGCGAAGCCCAAGACTCAAAAGTGTGATACCGAGGGTCGTAGATCAGTGCAACGCTCATGTTGAGTACCCTCGAACGTCTCCGGTGTCAGCGCCGACCATGATCTTGCCCGTTACGTAGTCGCCTCCTGCTACGTTAGACACAAACTTCAAACGCAAGATTCGGCGCTGCTCTTTCATATCCACCTTGCCCGTTGTGGGCGAGAACGTATATGGTCCTGTCACCTGGTCAACTTCATCGGCATACGGGCGACCCACCACGTAAAGGTCAATGTCACCCGTTTGAACAAAGTTCGGCTCAACACGCTCGATCCGTGTCCATTTATTTTCGCCCACGGGTGAGAAAGTTGCTGGACCGCCGGCTACCACACCCAGGTCTGAAGTCGTAAAATAAGACTCAATAGCGAGTACCGTCGTGCCTTTGATCAGGTCTTTACCGATCTCGTGTTGCCACAACGAAACTTGTTGCATCAGGGTGTCAACGGTTATTTCAAAATCAACCCCCACCCCGTCAAGCGTGGCGGTTAGCGTTTCGCCCACCACGTAACCGCTACCGCGATCATTAATAGTCACGAGCACCGCCGACCCGCCAATCACCTCAACGGTGGCGGTTGCGCCGGTGCCGCTACCCCCGGTGAGAACCTCGTAGGCGTAGGTTCCGTCAGCGTAACCTGTTCCGGGGTCTGTAATGCTGACCGCGTTGACTGCGTCCGAGGTGTTGACTTCATAACCCGCCTGAACGGGAAATCGGAACACCTGACTGAAATAACCTGCCGAGCGTTGCGCACCCAGGGCTTCGCCCGTGTCGTACCAAGTGTTGTCGCGAATGTTGTAAATCACGGCATCCGTACACTCGGTAGCATCGCCCCGAGGGTAAAACCACCAAACCTCGCCAAAGCGCGGCACCTTAGTCGCCCAAACTTTCTGACGCTGATTGTAATTTAGATTGTCAAAAAAGTGGTTTTGATTGAACGTATTGGGGATCTCTTTTGTAACCCCGTTGTACAGCAAAAACCGATCAACACCCGTCCAGTAATAAATACCGTCATACTCAATGACCGCCGATGATGAAAGGAATGATGACTGGCTCGTGATGATATCGTAACGCCAGTAGGTCGTTGCGGCGAAATTACCCGTTCCTGCAATGCCTAACGATTGGGGAGCATAAGACACCCGCACCAGGCTGTCCAACGACCAGAAAAGACCGCTCGGTGAATTGGAACCACCGCGCACCGGCAAACCTTGCAGGATCTTCCCTGTGGCCGCATTGACTCGGTTGGCGTCGGCTGAGACCCAATCATCAATGTCTCCGGCAGAACAGTTCCAAATCAGCCCGTCATTGCCGTAAACAAACACGTAAGGGTGCAGCGCAACCACACCACCTGAAATTGAAACCTCGTTGTCAAATGTGAGCGAAGTGGTGCTCGACGCGGTTGCATTCTGACTCAACGTAACCGTAGTCGTGACGACCGATTCGACCGTGGTTCCGGCCGGTATACCGTAGCCTTTTACAACCTGACCAGCAGATATTTTCAAATCCGCTGAGGCTAGGGTAACTGTTTTTGAACCGCTCGTGACCGTGCAGCCCGAAACAGCGAACAGCCCCGCCGCCCAGAGCGTTGTCCCCGATAACGGGCCGCAGAGCAGCCGAGTGTTGGTTTCGTTGTCGATGTCTTGAAGGTCTTGCGACGGGTGCGCGAGCAGCAAGTTGGTCTGATAGCCCACCGTGTCGGTAAACGTGTCAAACTGCCAAGAGTTCAAATCCGACGCCACAAAAGGCGAGTCAATCGTAGCCACCCTGAGCAGTAAACCTGTTCCCCCGCCACCGCCCAGATCGGCGTCTGCGGCGGTCAGAAACGCATCTTTCACATACCGCACGCCGCCACCCGTAACGGTTACGGCGGTGATGACGCCGGCAGTTACGGTAACGGTGGCCACGGCTGCAAGGCCCGAACCCGAGCCGGGCGTGTCGTACTCGAGAGGTACATTGGTGTAGGTGGCGCTGGTGTAGCCGGAACCACCGTCAACAATTGAGACGGTCAAAACCGGACCCCCAAAGCTGTAATCAACCACCCCTGAGCCTACCCCGTTGTTGTTGATCGGTACAACTTGAAGACCGTCACTGTAACCGCTGTAGACGTTGTTATACAGGCTCCTGACCACTACAAAAACACCTCGTGAGGGTCCGGCAAGACTGTTTACGATTTCACGATACCCGCCCATCTTGCGGGGCCGTGCCAGATCACCGCCGAACTTCTGAAAACGCACCCATCGCCCGTCGGTATAGTATTCTTTGTCAAAAATGGTGCCGTCCCGCTGAATGCCGGGTCGGGTATCTAGCGAAAAAACCTTTTTAGTCACTAGAAGGTGCCCCCTGCTACACCGCCTGAGAAGGTTCCTGTGCCGGTGATAGTCAGTCCCGTAGCACTTAAATTAAGGCGTTGCGTCCCAAGCACTGAGACACCAAAGTTGCCTGCCCCCGGCCTATAAATACCTGTGTCTGTTTCTGAACTAAAGTAAAGCGACGGACTTGCCGCCGTTCCGTTAACAATGCCAAACGATGTGCCGCCAGCCTGCGTGGTATTGGCATTAAGCACATTGGTGCCGTCACAAAACAATGAGGCCTGACCGTTCTGCGGAACCGTTGCAGTAGCGCCGCCAACAGCGTTGGTTGTAATCGTAACCGTAAACGCATTGGTTGTTTGATTGCTTACAACATAAAAGTTAACGACTGGCGGGATGACAATATCAACATTGCCAACTAAGGCTCCGTTGATAATCATCAGTGTGTTTGATGCTTCCGTTGCCGTTAGTGTTACGGTTCCCGTTGTTACGGTTTTTGTCAGCACGCCAAATTCAAAGAGTGTACTAACTCCATATCCAACGGTCACAAAATTAGTTCCCGTACAAACAATAATTGCAGACTCATCAGGCTGGAATGCTTTGGTTAATGAGCCGTCAATGGTTTGCGATCCGGCCCCATCAACTGTTAATGTGCCAGTTCCTGCATTCTTAATAAGCATGAACCAGTTATTACCGACACTGGTTGCAGAGGGCAGCGTCACTGTTGTTGCGCCGCCTGTCCACACATAAGCCTTGGCACGATCGCCATCAACAAAAGATTGGGCTGCAATAACTGATTCAACAGGGTGGCTTTGATTCAGCGTCAACCCTGAAGCGAGCAGCCCCGCCCCTGCGAGCGTCGCAGCGTCGGCGCTCGAAGTACCCGCACCGAATTCAAAATTAGACCAAGTGCCAGCGGTGGTGGCGTTGTCGGTCAGGTAGATGTACTTAGCCTCGCCCGAAGCGATTGACACAATCGTGCCTGCCCCGCCGTAGGTCTTAACAGTGAAGGTATTAGCACCGGTGTTTTTAATTAACGCGTCTTGACCCACTGAGACCTGCGTAGCGGGAGGCATACGCAGCTCAAGCCCAGCACTGGATGCTGACACATCCATAATGCGGGCTGCTGGCGTATCAGTGCTCAGATTGCCGTTAATCGGCCACACTAGCTGCAAGTTAGCAGTCAGCGTAATCGATTCGTAAGAAACGTCGGTCGGCTGTACCACGTCTCCCGTAAAGGGACTCGTATAGCTCATGATTAACTGTCCGCAGCAATGGCCTGACGATCCGCTATGCGTAGCTTATCTTCGGCCGTGAGGGTTTGTATGATGGCGTCATACTGCGCCTGCCACACCGGGGTGCGCTCGTCGTTCTTCAGGAACGGCATCGCCTGCAGCAGCGAGCCGTACAACAACGCCTGCGGGGCGTAAACAGTAAACCAATTGGTTTGGTTGCTCGAGTCTAGCGGTTGAATCCGCTCGTAGTAGAGCACCTCAAAGTCATAGGCCAACGTGGGTGTGGGCGCTACGAACCAATGCGTATAGTCGTAGTCGCAGTAAAACTTCGGCACTCCGGTCTGAGTGGGGTCCGGCCAGTACTCGCGCAGGTACTCGTATTTGCGCAGCAGCACAGGTTGGCGCTTGCCGGCGACCGTGATATTCATGCTGACCGTTTTGTGCCACCGAGCGGGTTTGTTGATCACGGGGTTGGCGGCGGTCATTTGAGTGGTTTGAACCGTCAGGTTACCGAGGAACTTCATCTGACTCGCGATGACCTGCTCGGCGAGTCCGATGAAAGTCGGGATACGCTCAACGGTGGCCGTGTCGGTGCGCTCGAGGTACTGCTGAATGTCGGCAACCAAGTTATCATAAGTCATGGCGTAGGCAGCTGTCACGGCGGTTACCAACCTTTCTTGGCTTTTGCGCCGGCCATGTTAGCTACCAGCGAGGGATACTTTGTGCCGGTGCGTTTGGCGAACGCTTTGGCGGCGCGTTTCTGATTCGGGCTCAAAGACTTGGGCTTGCCGAGTGGCTTGGGCCGTGGTTTTTCCCATACCTCTTTCATAGTTCCTCACCCCATCAGGTTGCATTCGGCTTGACGTCTGATGACTAAGCCGCGTAACACTTTTCCACCCCCGCGCACCCAGAGCATGAGCTGCTCTTTTGCGCCCACCCAATCCTGGGCGTTTATTTTACGCCTCAGAGTTGAGGTTTGTAAGCGCCCCACCCCTAGATTATAGCAGAAATCTACCACGGCGTTTAGCTTTCCCCAATCTTTATTTTGAATCGCCAAGGTCAACAACACCGGGCAGGCCCGAATCGCCCCCGGCGCATAGGTGTGCACTAACTCATGCATGAGCAGTTGCTCGGCGTAATCGCGAGTGATCGGAGGGTCGTCTTTAGTGACTCGGTCGCCGCTTTGATAATAGGTTGACCCGTAGCCGATAGTCCACACCCCCGCTGGGCAGAGGTACGGCCGCGCTGAAAACCCCTCAAACCGGCGGCACAACTCAGCGGCGAGGTCTAGTTTCATGCTAACCCTCGAGCTTTCAAAGTGCGATCAAGAAACCAGTAGTTGAACGTGCCGGAAACCAGCGCGACAAAGTCCGGCGACATGATCATCTTGAAGACTTCCTGCACCGCTAGGCCTTCGCGGGAAGCGATGATTGCGAACCAGATATGCGAAGCTGACCAGATAGCCAGAATCCAGTACGTCACTACCGGCCGGACTGAGGCCGAAAGCGATGCCACCCAGCCACCGGCAGCCTTAGCCATCTCGGTTTGCTGATTGATGGCAGCCTCAAATGCAGCCATAACGCCAGTATCAATCGCTTTATCACGTTCGGCTCCTATTTCGGCCAGTTTCATCTCACCGCGAATCTGCTCAAGCTCACACTGCCGATTGAACATCGAAAGCTCGTGCTGCCGCTCGTTCTTGCGGTCAAGGAACTTCAACACCTCCGGGGCTAAGCGGAACAAACCCCCGAAGATCGTGCCGAAGATGCCGCCGCCAATGATGTCTAGCATCAGATGCCCAAGAGTTTCTTGACGAACATCGCGGCGACTCCTGGCCCTAACAGCACGGCAGTAATCGTGATGTATAGCAACCACTCAATGTGGCGCATACGTCGGCTGCCGTCACCGAGGCGTTTCTCGATATTTTCGTAGCGTTGGGCACAAATCGCTTCATGTACCGACAGACGCTTATCAAGATCTTCAGACATTCTGCGCCTCGGGCTTGGACTCCTGTGGCTGAGGTACGGGGAGTTGCGGCACGGTTTGCTCACGGATCTTTTCGATCAAAGCACTGACCTGCACAAAAGGCAGATTACCCAACGCGGTCAGGCAGGCGTTGACTTCATCAAGGGTGAGCGTGAGGTTGACTTGTACGGGATTCATGCTTGGCTCCAAGGTAGTGGTGTGTTAGCAGGGGAAACAGGTGGGTTGATCATGCTGTCAATCTGGCCCTGCACGCAGGCCTGTGCGCTGTCAATCTGGTTCTGGGGAATCCAGCCAAGCACAATCTCTGGCGTGAGGCTTGCATAGGGTATGAATGGCCCTTGCTGGTCAGCGGAGTTGAACTGCGTATTGCCGCCGATGGATGCGGTGTATTGACCGTCTACCCCTTGTACTTCCCAAAGCACGTTGACAACGTATCCGGGATCAGGGGTGTCTAAGGTGTACATCGCGTTGATGGTGGTTGAAAAATTTGTTGCCATGATTAGGCTCCTTTGAGGATTGAAATTTCAGCTTGCAGTGCTTGCACTTGGGTTGAGAGTTCTTGGACTGCTTTGACAAGCACAGGGACTAATGATTCGCCCTGATACTTAAGTTTCTCAGGTACTTCAGTATCAATGATGACAGGGTCATCACCTTCAAGCGCAAGAATATCTTGGGCTAAAAAGCCATAACGCTTATTGCCGTTTGGCGTGTCATCTTCTCTTGAGGTTTTGAACTGGAATGACACAGGATTAAGTTGATTGATAAATCCTAAACCATGCGGTACAGCATCAATGTTTGTCTTGTCTCTTGCGTCTGAAGTGACGGTCCATGCAACTTGAACGTAGGCATTTGTTGTTTGAGTAGAACCAACAACTAAACGATTATTTTCTGTTGTTACGTCAAATGGTGGATTGTAATTTCCCGCATTTCCAAAAACAGCAAACGTCGCATTTCCAGAACCAGTTGTAAGATTTCGCATAGCGCCATAACCAACAGCAGTGTTACATATGCCGGTTGTGCAAGCCCCAAGAGCGTCTTTTCCAAATGCCGCATTTTCAGTTCCTGTCGTATTCGCATCCAACGCTGCATAACCAACAGCAGTATTATTTGCGCCGGTGGTGTTGGCGTAGAGGGCTGCGTAACCAACAGCGGTGTTGTCTGCCCCAGTCGTATTACTATACCCCGCCTGATACCCCACAGCCGTGTTATTAGAGGCGGTGGTGTTGAACAGTAACGATTGATAGCCAATTGATACATTGTTTACGCCTGTTGTGTTACTGGCAAGCGATTGTCGACCAAGCGCAGAATTGTTGTTGCCTGTCGTGTTGCTGTAAAGTGAGAAGTAACCTACAGCGGTATTGTCAGATGCGGTGGTGTTGGAGGCCAAAGCCCCTGTTCCAACTGCTACGTTGTAAGAGCCTGTGGTATTGTTATAGAGCGCCGCAGGTATGGACAAGTTGTCTGTCGTACCGACGGCTACGTTGTAAGAGCCTGTGGTATTGGCGTACAGCGCCTGCATACCGACTGCGGTAATGGCTTGACCACTGGTGTTTGTCAACCCTGCTTCAGCGCCAATGGCAACGTTTGCTCGACTTGTGTTGTTGAACAGGGCTTTGAAACCAATTGCAGTGGCGTAGCCGTTTGTCGTGTTGGAATACAACGCCTGATAACCAACAGCAGTGTGGCCGGGGGCGGTGGTGTTGAGGTACCCCGCCTGATAACCCACAGCCGTGTTGTTAGAGGCGGAGGTATTCTGGATCAACGCCTGTGCACCCACAGCAGTGTTGTACTGCCCTGTCGTATCCCGCAGGCTTTGAAAACCTACTGCCGTATTTGCAGAGGCCGTAGTTACCGACCTTAGAGCCTCAGAGCCGAAAGCAGTGCTGAAATTTCCAGTCGTGTTGCTGAACATCGACCAGTACCCAACAGCAGTGTTGTCGGAACCCGTGGTGTTAAACACCATGGCCTGGAATCCGACACCAGTTGAGCGGTTCGCCGTTGTGCTGTCCCGCATAACCTGCAACCCAAGAGCGGTGTTGTTCACCCCGGTCGAGTTGGAAAGCAGTGCCTGATGGCCAAGAGCCACCAGTCCAGTTCCGGTGGTGTTTGTTTTAGCAGCCTGATACCCGATAGCGGTGTTGTCAGAAGCGGTGGTGTTGGAGTACAGGGACTCATATCCAACCGCCGTGTTGTCCGAGGCGGTGGTGTTGGACTGAAGCGATCTGTTACCATAAGCGGTGTTGTAACTCCCAGTAGTATTGGAGTTCAAAGACAAGTCGCCAGCCGCTACATTTTCAGAGCCAGTGGTATTGCTATATAGCGTTCTTGCACCAAGTGCCGTGCAATACGTATCACCGCTGTTAGACCTTAATGCCGTGTAGCCAATAGCAGTGTTAAACTGACCTGTTGTATTGCTATATAGCGCTTGGTAACCAACAGCCACATTGGACGGGCCAGTCGTATTGCTATACCCCGCCTGATACCCCACAGCAGTGTTGTTGGAGGCGGTGGTGTTGGACTTCAGAGCAAGAACGCCCAATGCAGTGTTGTAATTTCCGGTAGTGTTTGAGGCCGCTGCGCCGTTACCAAATGCGGCATTGCGCTCACCAGTAGTATTGGACACCAAGGCTCCGCCAGAAACAGCCGTTACGCCCGATCCAACCGCCGTGTTATCCAAACCAGTTGTATTGGCGGAAAGCGCCCCAGTGCCTACGGCAAGATTATTATTTCCCGTTGTATTGGCGTAGAGCGCCTGATAACCTAACGCTAGGTTATTTGCGCCCGTTGTATTGCTATACCCCGCCTGATAACCCACAGCAGTGTTGTTGGAGGCGGTGGTGTTGGAGTATAGGGCTTGCATACCGAATGCAGAGTTACTACCGCCACTTATATTCGCAAACATTGCACCACGACCAAGCGCAGAATTATTCACACCAGTCGTATTGGTTCCCATTGCATCCGCGCCAACCGCAGTGTTTTGATACACACCAGCGGCTTGATTGGTCAATGCTTGATATCCAATAGCCGTATTTGCGGAATTGTCGGTATTTTTGTTTAGTGCCAAGTAGCCGATGGCTGTGTTGTAAACGCCGGTAGTGTTGGAATACAACGCACTCGCACCCACCGCAGTGTTGGTGGACACAGCACCTGCGCCACGGCCTACGGTGATGCCGTAAACGGTCAGGTCAGTGCCGGAGTAGAGCAGGTTGGCTGAGTCGATCAATTCGCCACTGGTGGTGGCGTAAGGCACTCGACCAGAAGTCAACGCAGAATCAAGGAACCCAGCGACCGTCAGCTTCGTGCCGTTGAAGGTCATGTTGGCAGACCCAGCCAATACACCCGAACTGTTGTATTGAACCTGTGTGTTTGAGCCGCCAGCCGGTCCAGAACTTGAACCAGCTAAAAGCGTCACGACACCTGAACTATTTTTGAAATAGAGCTTGCCGTCCGCGTAGTTGATCGCAAGCTCTGCGCCCGACGCACTGCTGGTTAAATTAGCCGCTGAAGGCAAAGCCCCTGGCGTAGAACTGGCGTAAATAAGGATGGGGGTGTAACCACTTTGTGCCATGTTTTTTCCTCAGAAAGCGCCGCCAGCAATGCCACCAGTGGCGGTAAGAACACCCGTCGAAGGGTTAAAGCTCAACTTGGTCGAAGTGACCTTGGCCGGAAGGTTTCCAGTGTTAGCAGTCACCCAAACGGGATACATCGTTGCGTTGGTTGTCGTGTCGTCGGTGATACCGATATTCACTGCGTTGGTTGCGGTTCCTACGGAAAGCGAACTCTGCGCAGCCCAGGTCGGCGAACCCGTACCACCAGAAAGCAAAACCTCTGAAGCATTACCCGCTGCTGAGAACGCATACGCCGTCCCGTTGCCATAAGGCACCGCTCCTGCGGTTGGTGTAGCGGAACCATTCGTGCCCCCTTGGGCAATCGCAAGCGTCCCTGATGTCACTTGGGAGGCTGCAATAGCGATTGGAGTGTCTACCGCACTTGTAATCTGCCCCTGTGCATTGACAGCAATCGTAGGCACCGCAGAGGCCGTGCCGTAGCTTGCAGCCGATACGCCGGTATTGCTGATGGCGATCGTGACCGCTGTTGAGCCGTTGTAACTCGTGCCGCTTAGGCCTGTGCCGATCGTTAAGGCGTTGGACGCAGTGGCCGTAACCGTAACCGACCCGCCGAGACTGACCGAAGAGCCGTTAATCGTTATTGACGAGTTGGCGAGACTCGAGTTAGCAATGTTGGTCAACGAGTTATCAGGACCGTTGATGGTCTTGTTTGTCAAGACCTGAGAACCCGTCAGCGTGA